ATGCCCAGCAGCGATAACCAGTGACGCGCTCGGGGATTGGGCATGTTCCAGCGTCAACGATTAGCAGCTGCGTGCCGTCGGGCTGGTTCTGGTGGCGGATGACGCCGTTGTAGGCCGGGTCGCTGAGGTCAGGCAGTGCCTCAAAGTTGGCAACTGTGACTGTGACCCAATCGCTCTGGCGGCCTAGGCGGTCGAAGGTTGCAACGCGGAATTGATAGGAGGCGGTGAAGACGTGATCAGGCAGCGGGACTGTTGCGTTGGTCGGGATGGCGACCTGCACATCGCTCCATTGCGTGGCGTCGGACTTGCGCCACTGGTAGCGGTAGCCGCGCACCAGCGTGTCATCCGCAAAGTCACGCTGCGGCGCACGCCACTGCGCTTCGATCTGCACGCGCTTGTTGCGGTAGACAAGCGCAGCAGAGAGATTGGTGACAACCTGCGGCGACTGGACCGTAAAGCGATCCTTAGGAATCGCAACGGGTAAGTTGTTGTCGATGTAGCCGTACTTGCTGTCGTTGTATTGGATTGCTTGGACTTCAAAGATCAGCTGCTCGGTCTCAGCGATCGAAACGATGCGGTAGAGGGCTGCGTTTAGTGCAGTCCATTCCAGAATCCATAGCGCACCAGCCTGCGTGGTGACGATGCCATCGCAGGTGACGACCGTGCGGCCATTGTCTTCTTCGGTGATGTAGCCGGTAAGAGTATCGCCGCTTTGTGTGATTAACGTATCTTCGCTTTGCGTGATAAATGTGCGGAGGTCCGACGCACCAGCGAGCGTGGTGTAGTCAACGATATTGAGTACCTGCAGCTTGGGTTGTGTGACAACACTGCCATCGGGGTTGGTTATTGTTTCGCCGTCTGGGATGACGAGCGACAGTGTGTAAGAGATTGCAGGGTTAAGCGTGAGTACGGCATCAAGCACCAAGCGGTTGCCGTCTACTTCGACAAGGCGACCGCCGAGACGTTGGCCTTGGCGGAGGGGGTCAGCGATTTGGATGATCTCGCCAACGCTGCTGGCTAGACCCTCGGCGGCGATGCGGAAGCTGACGGTTTCGGTCTCGTAGCGGTTGCTGAAGAGGGTGTGCTTGGCGGCTCGCAGGGCTTGGCCGCGAGAGGTGACGCCGAGGAGGCGTAGATCGACGGGGTTGTAGCCGAGGCGCTGGAGTAGTTCGTCATCCTGCAGGTACTCGACGACGCTGCTGTAGCTCTGTTCTGGGTCGTCCCAATTGGCGATGCAGACGGTTTTGCGTGCGGTGCGTGCGCTGCTGGAGTAGTTGAAGCACGGTCCGGTGACTTGACCGTCTTCGCCTACCTCTTGGATGACGTTGGCCTCGCTGAATTGCTGGACAGGAACCTGCGGGCGATCCTGCGTCAGGTACAGGCGATTGTCGGCGTAGTAGATCAGGCCGCGAAAAACGGAAGCCAGTGAGTTGAGGACTTCATAAACGGCGCCAGCGTTCTGCAGGTAGACGTTGCAGGTGAAGCGTGGTTCGGTGCCGCCTTGACCGTTTGGCACCATCTCATCGCAGTATTGCGAGATCGTGTAGAGGAACCACGGGTCGATCGCAATCGTCGAGACGTAGCGCTTAACGCCAAAGCGAGGGTTGAGGACAATATCGCGGAAGATCCAGGCCGGGTTATTGGTCCATGCAGTTTTGAAGGTGCCGTCCCACAGGCCGGTGTAGGTGCGGGTGGTGGGGTCGTAATTCTGCGGGACCTGTACGCGCTTACCGCGCAGGCGCAGACTTACGTCGGGGATTGAGTTGAACTGGCGGGCATCAACCTTGAGGCCGAGGTGCGCGGTATTGGGGTAGGCGAACTTCTCATCGACGATTTCGGTGTAGCTCTGCCAGGCGATGGCGTTCTGCAGATAGGCGCTGCCGCTATCAGCTGTCAGGCGGGTAACGCGGATGGCCCATGGTGCAGTTCCAGTCAGATCAAACTCATAGGCGCGTTGGAACTCGCTGCTGCTTTTGCCGCTAACGGTGGGCTCTGCGACTGTGACGTAGGGACCGCTGTTTGCGCTGACTGCAATGCGATACGTGACGCTGGTGCCGGTGATGTCGCCGTTACTCTGGTTGGTGGATTGCAGAGCGGCGTGGGCGATGACGACGCGGCACCGCTCCACATCGGGGTCTGTGACCGTGCGGGTGACAGGGCCGGATGTAACTGTTACGGCGGTGTTGACGGCAACGGCCGTTTCAACGGTGGAAAAGTTGCTTAGCGGTGTTTGTGTTTCGTCGGTGCCAGAGCGGTAGTCGAGCGTGTAGCCGGTGAAGTTGCTGCTACCATCCGCGTTTTGGATTGGCGTGGAGTCGAGGTAGGTATCTTTCTCGATGCTGTTGGGGAAGCCTTCGATCTCGCCTTCGGAGATGGCGTAGACGGTCTTGGCGAAGGCAGTGGAGAAGAGGTTATTGGCTTCTTCTACGGGTGTGCGCGTTGGGGCAACGACCGTCTGCTGAACGACCTGTTGCCTACCACCGCCGCCACCAGCACCTTCAACGCGCAGGTCTTCCATCAGATGCTGTTCTGGATTTCAATGCCGAAGCTCAGCACGGCGAGAGAGCCGATCAGCCGTTCGCCGTAGAGCACCGGCACCACGTCGCCTTGGGCGGTGTTGGCATTGGACTTGTCGAACAACGCACTTTTGAGTTGGTCGGAACGGTCAGCTTCTGTGATGGAACCACCCGCATTGCCCACGCCCGGCATTCGCGGCGTAGGCGTGAGTAGTTGAGCAACGCCACCAAACACCAAACTGAGGCCGATGCCGCCGATTGCTGTGGCGGCAGCTCCACCAAGGAATCCGCCCATACCCAACCCGAGAAAACCGCCGGCAACTGGGCCGGCAATAATGGCAAACGCAACCAGCGCAACTCCGGCGATGATGCGGCCTACGGCGCCACGGCCGGTGGGTTGAGGTGCAAGCACCACGCGCTTGCTGCAGGGCCAGTCGAGTTCATCCTCAGCTAGGCCCAGGGGGTTTTCGGTCACGACGCGCCAGGCGATGCCGTGCTCGGCGCTGTTGGCGAGGAAGATGCGCAGCTCCGGGATCTGGACGCAAAGGGCGCGGATGGCTTCAGCGGCGCTGCTTACCGCCAGGCGGAAGACGCGGCCGAAACGGCGGCCTGCTTCGCCCAGCAAACGAATCGTGACCATCACGCCGCCCTCCTCAAGACAGCATAGGTCTGGTCCCTGAAGTACGGGCTGTAGGCGCTAAGCCCGGAAAAGCGGCTGACCAGATGCTGAAACAACTGATTTGCCTGCACGTCTTCAACCACCGCAACGTGATTGCAGCAGGTGTCATTGCGGATGCGCATCAGCAGCACATCACCGCGTTGTAGGTCTGCAGTGGGTGGCAGCTTGATGAAGCCCTCGGCGGCGAAATTGTCCTCAAAATGCGTGAAGCCGCGATCGTGCCACTCGCCTTCGTATTGGCGTGGGTAATCGTTCATCGCGTAGGCGTGCTGTTGCCAATACCAATCGCGGACGGCGCTGTAACAGTCGTGCACGCCGTAGGCCCATGGGCGACCGATGAGACCGGCATCCTGCGCGGGATCCAGCCAGAACAGCAGAGCGCTGGAGCAATCCCAGACGGCATAAGGCAGGTTCAGCGCTTTGGATGCACGAATGTCGGCCTCGGACAGGCGCGGGAACTTGATGTGGGAGTGCCAGCTGCAGAGGGCGTCGTCGATGTACTGGGCGGTTTCGGTGGCTGAGATGGTGAAGGTGTCGGGCAGCGTGGCGGTGTTGGTGCAGGTGACCACTTCGCCGGTGTGCAGCACAAAGCCGCACGCCTCAACCGGGAAGGCGGCTTCGGCGGCAGCGCGGATGGCAGCGACCTGTTGCTGCGTAAGTGGGTTGGTGTAGGTGGAGAGCATCAGCCTGACTTGTCAACGAGGCCGGGGAAGCCGCCAAATGGCAGGCGGCTGCCAGCGCCGAAACGCAGCTTGCAGCTCTCCAGCCGCTTGCCGCATACGTCTTGGCCGAGGCTTGCCACCGGGTTGTCGTTGATGTCCCAGTAGTTGGAGCCGCTGTAGTGGCAGCCGATGTTGCTGCGGTAGATCCACTGGCATTGCTCGCGGAGCATCCGACGTGCCGGCAAGCTGCGGCCTTCCAGGTCAAAGGCAACGGCCAGTTGGAAGGTGACGGCGAGCTTGTTTTCGCCGCTCTTCTGCTCGACGATCCATTCGTCGGGACCCCAGTAGGCGTCAGGATCGGCGCCGGGTTCACCGTCGAGGTAGGTGCTTAGCGTGCGGATGCGGCTAACCGTGGCACCAACGAGATCGTCGTAGGTGTTGGCAAGGCCCGTGATAGCAAGGCCGACATTGGCGAAGGTCAGGCTGGGGCGTGCCAGCTGGCCGCTGGTGTTGCGCTCAAAGCCGGATGCCTCCAGCGGCAATGCCGTGTAGGTGTCGCCCTGGTAAACCACGTCGTTGCCGTTGACTTGGCTCCAGTTGCAGAAGCGGTAGATGGCTTGATCGACGCTACCGGGCGGTAGCAGGACCGTGATGTCCACGGTGTAGAGATCCACGACCGTGGCAAGGCGTGCTTTGAGTGTTTCGGCGTTAGGTGGCTGTTGCGTCATGCGTAGATGCGCTCCAGTTCAAACGCGATTTCATAACGATTACAGCTCACATAAGATAGCTGCCACCCATCACGCAGTAGGTAGTTTTTAGGGTTTTCAGTAAGTGTTACGGTGACAGGTACGCTGTTAGCGATTGTAACGCTGGTAAGCACGCCGCTTACTAAGTTTGCAGTGTAGTTAGTAGGGCGTGTATAGCCAGTGAGTGCTAGACTACTTAAATTAGTGTAGCCAAGGGTAAGTACTCCAGCAGTAAATTGCGCAACAAACGACTTAGTGCTATCGGGAGGACTCCAGCTGATTGCCGTGTCGGCGCTGCGCTTCAGCAGAGCTTCGATAGTGAAGGCGTCGGTACTTTCTAGCACATCTGTGCGACAGGTCCAAATCTCCTTTTCGGCATTGAGACCATCACTCATTATTTGGCTATAGCCGTCGCCAAACACAGCACGCTGAAATCGCTTATTACGTTTAACACTGCTTTCAGTCGTAAGCGGAATGTCATTAAAAGTCAGGTAGCTCATCGGAGGACGCCTCCACCTCGGCGTTGAAGCAGCCGGCGGCGGCAATGCCGTCAAAGTAGACAACATCACAATTAACGTAGAAAACAGCGGCGAACAACTCAGTCCCGCAGCACAAAAACAGATCGCGGGTCAGGTTCGCGGTATCGTGTTAGCAACACTCGTTGACCAACGCCGAGGTGGAGGCGTCCTCCGATGAGCTACCTGACTTTTAATGACATTCCGCTT